TTCTACTTCTTCTTGATGTTGGTTTTCTTTACTCATGATATATATTTTAAAAGTTTATACAAATATATACAAAATAAGTTTAAACTTATAGTATTTAAAATAAAAAACTCAGGTATGTTATTTACCTGAGTTCTAAATTATAGATTAGTAGTAGTTATCTATTTTTGATTGTAAAGTTTAATATAGTCAGCATATAAAAACTTCTATCTATATCAAATTCAATAGTAAAAAAGTCTAAAACTCCAAGACGGACTCTTATACACACTTTATCCCATTGTTTATTTTTTATCTTCCAAGCATTTCTTAATTTCATACTGCTGCTATATCTTTAGATTCTATTAATGTATAGGTAAAATGATTACCGTGTATCTTTGCTGCTAGTTTACAAATCTTCATAAACTCATCAAAGTCTTTTACTCTTTTAAATACTTGACATCCTTCTGACCAGTTTTCTACCCATGTAGAGTCTTGACCTGCTTTGTGAATATTAATACCAAACATACCATTATCTCTAGTTATTTCATCAAAGGTCATGTCTTTATTATTATCTCTAAAAACTGCTACAGTACCGTTTCTTTGACATAAGGCTTCATATTTACCTTGGTGCTTATCAATAGACCACACACCTCTATATTGTCCAGGAATAAGTCTTGCTACACCTTTAGAATTGCTATACTGCATTACACCCTTTTTACCTGGCTCAGTTGTATTCATCCATTCATGATATTGCCATATGCCTTTAGCATCTTTATATGATATTGTAATAATATCATCAAATACATTAGTAACTTTTTTACCAGTAGAACTATTACGTACTCCTACTATATTAACATCATAGCTTTTGTTTGCTACATCATCAAACCACTTGTAGCCTTTAGAGTTAATAGCATTTCTAATTTGACTTAAAATCATAACCTATTATTTATTGATTAAACTTGATTATAAAAATACAAATTTAAATTACAATTTCATAAAAGAAATTAGCTTTACACCATTCATAAAGATCTTGAGGTGAAAACTTATATGCTTTTTCTACTCCATATATCCAGGCAATATATTCAGAACAATACATTGCTTTAGTTGTATCTCCTTTTTCTACCCATTTACCTGTTAGCAATTCAATTGGTTGTCTTATAAGTAAACTTTCAAAGTCATATGCTGTATGTCCTACTTTTGTAAGTGCTCTTTGTGCAAATGTTTTTTCATTTACTAAGTTAGATGATCTGTGTACAGTAATATTGTAATTGTATTTTTTTAACCAATCATTTAATGGTCTTAGATTAACACCATCTTTTTGTGCATCTAATACATATGGTTGACCCCATATTTCTATAAATACTGCTGAGTGGCTAAATTTAGATTTAGTAGCTTTTTTAATTAATCTACTTAATAATTTTTTACCACTACAATGTAATATATCTCCTGTTTTTAAAAATGTAGGATTCATTTTATATTTTTAAGTTGAATGGTAATTAGTTTACCAACTGTATCAGATAACTCACCAATTTTAGTAGCCATATTCTTAATCTCTTGTTGAGTTGTTTCTGTGATCAACTGATATTTAAGTCTATGCTCTTGTTCAAGTAATTCTATTTTACCTTTTAATCTACCCTCTTCTTCTGTGTGAGCTTGATCATTAGATTTAAGAATTTGTACATCTGCTATTATTGATGTGTGTGTTGTCTTTAAAAAGTACCCTATAAGTGTAATAATAAAACCTATACAGAATAAACCTATTGTAATTATTGAATCCATAGTAATAAAAATAAAAAATAATATATATTCTAATATAGTTAAATTTTGCTAGATACAGTACACTTTTTTAAAATTAATCTGTTGATTCTACGGTTAACTGTGATAATGTGGCAGTTACAGTTCCAGCTAATAATAAATATCCACTAGCTGATACCAATATTGCAGGTAATACTACAGGAGAAGCAACAATTATTCCTCCAATTGTTCCTGCTATAATACCAATTTTTTGTATTTTTTTCCAAAATGTTGGAGTTTTAGCATCCCATCTTTTTTTTAAATCTTTCATAATCTTATTTTTTAATGTATAAATCTGCTTCTTTTCTTCTTCTCTTTAATAATCCAGGAAGTAACTTTCCACCTCCTGTAATATAATGGTTTATCCACCAATCATATATAACTGCATCAGTAGACTTTTTATTTATTAAACCAAATAAATCTTTTGAACTACCACAATTCCAACAAAAAGATACTAGTGCATCATATTGATTTTGGTTTAAAGTAACCTTTATATTCTTATCTACAGTAGCTTCATACTTAGGAAGCAACTCTAAGAATAATTCATTAGCTCTTTCTTGAGTAATTTTATCACTTAATTTAAACTTACTACCATCCTTTCTAGCTGTGTTTCCATACCCAATCGTAATTGGTAATCCACCAGTTCCAGGATCAACATAAGCTTTTAACTTACATCCTTCAAATCCCTTAATCAGGTCTATGCCTTGTTGTGAAGTTTTCATAATTATAATTCAAATTGGTTTCTGATTTCTAAAGGCACATTATCCATTTGCTCAAACTGTGCAAATAGTAATGGTGTCATTTCAGTAATAAAAGCTGGTGTTTCAGCAATTGCTACAACTTCATTTTCAAAAGTTTTATATGTTGCTATATAATTCTCTATTAATGAACTTGAAGGTTTTAAGCATACATTTGCTTCTAAGTCATCTTCAATAATTGTTATTGGTATTAGTATAAACTTTTCCATAATTATAATTGTGAGTATACTCCTAATTTCATTAAATCAAATTGTCCTGTACTAGTTACAGAGGTTGCTGACATACATCTACTTGCAAATAAATTTAATGCTTGTGATGTTGCTGGTAAATCTGTTGAAATTGTACCAGTAGCAACTGCACCAGTTTCATTATTAATTACTCTATATATAACACTTGTAGACATTGGTTCATTATATAATATTATACTATATACAGTTGTTGAAATAGCTCCTACTGTTCTATTTGCAGGAAAGCCAACTCCTAAATCTATTTTACTAGCTGTACCAGTAGCATCATTACTAAATACTTGTAAATTAGTATCACCTACTTCACTACCAACACCAACTATATTAGTTAAGGTACTTACTAAAATTCCAGATGCAGTTCCATAAGCTAAGTCAGTTGTTTGACCTGCTAATCCATAAAATTGTTGACATCCAGCAGAATAAGAAGTATCTGAAATATTAAAATCACAAACAAATCTAAATCCACCATGTATATACCATAATAAAGCAGAACCTCTTATTCCTGTATATCTACCACCAGATACAACACTTGCATAATATCTAAGTCTTATTTGTTTTGATACAAGATTAGTAGATGCAACTGATTGAGCTAATGTAGAAGCAGAAGCAGAAGCAACCAATCCACCATCTGCTTGTACAGTTGTAGAGTTATTATTATATGTAAAACCTCTAAATACCTCTGTAGGTTTTAGATACATTACATCTAAAACTTCTTCAGCCCAATATGATCCTCCTGCCATAATATTTAGTTTAAAATTATTTCTATTTCACTTACTTCTATACCAAATGTTATAGCCATTTTTACTCTAAATCCTAAGTAGTAAAGATATGTAGTAGCATCAGTATAACTTAAACCTGTTGGTACTTCATCTTTAACTTGAACATACAAAGCATTTGTTTCTTCTTCTGTAACAGGATATAAGTTAGATGAAATAACTTGACCTACTTCAGATACATATTGAAACATGTACAATGAATTAAATGATACTTCTAATTGTTGATTACAAGTTGATAAAATACCTTCTACTATTCCAGTTTCTTGACCTGCTATTCCATTATTATAAGTTACAGGCACTAATGTTTTTAATTTCATATTATTTATTTTAAGCGTAAATTACCTCTGTTGTATCTATTACTGCAGTCCATTGGATGTTAGTTGCAGTTGCTCCAGTTACTTGCACTCTAAGACCTCCGTTTGTTGTATCTGCTGCAAGTGTTGGTGTTCCCCAACCTGGAGTATTTTGTACTACATTTACATTTGAAATATTTAATGTTGTAGCTGTTGCGTTTGCACCTCTTACAATGAATCCATCAATATCCCAGACTGCTGCGTTTACACTACCTGATTGCTTACCTACAATGCTACCTTTGAATCTATATGCAGATTGGTCTGATAGTATTACTTGATTATTTGTAGCCGCTGCACTTGAGTTTGTAGTAATAGTAGTTGTTGTGTTTCCAGTAGTTCTTTCGTGCAATATAAACTTAGATACTTGAGCATCACCACTTGTGCCTTCTTGACCACTTGCGTATGCTTGTCTTCCATCTATTCCAAATGTATGAGCTTGTCTACCAAAAGAAAATGAATATGAACCATTACTTATATTTAATTGACCTAAAGCTGTTGAATTTAATCCACTTGCTGTATTGGCTTCTCCAATAGCAACAGACCGTGTACCACTTGCAAGGTTATAAGTTGAAATATTTCCACCTATTGCAACAGAACTTGTTCCACTTGCGTTATTAAATCTTCCTATTGCTACACTATTAAGCCCATTTGAAAGGTTTTCATTACCAAAAGAATATGAATTTGTATTAGTTGAACTATTATTTTGCCCAATAGCAACAGAATTACCACCAGTAACACTATTATTTAAACCAGCCGCTAAACTACTTGCCCCAATTGCAGTGTTATTTGAACCTCCTAAAATTGTGGAAAAATTGCCACTTGCAACCATTACTGCACTTGAACGTGACATTTGTAAATCTAGCGCAAATTGACCTCTTTTATTACCACCAGCAAAAGTATTGTCGGGAATAGCCGCAAGTAAAGCACCTCCTGCTTTAGGTATAATTGCAAAGTCTACATTTGTAGTTGCTGAAAGAGCTGTTAAACTATCTACAGGAACAGTAGCATTAGGTGCTGTTGTGTTCTGTGCTTCTGTAAAATAAGTTAATCCACCTGCGCTATAAGAAACACTTTGCCAACTTGTGGTATATTGATATGTGTTACCGTTTGCTGTATCTGTATACCTATCTCCTGCAACTGCCGTATGTACAGGTGCTCCTGTGCCTGTTGCAACTGTTAATCCTTGATCAGTTTTTGTATATACTATTGCCATTATTCAATAATTAAAGATTCACAAATTACTAGAACTGCATCTAGTTTACCTCTTTGGCTTTCATCTAATAGCACTGAGCTAATAGAAATATCTAAGGGATCAATATTAAGCACGTCAGAAGACTTATCATACACTAAGTAACCAATTACATCAATCTGTAACTTACATGCTTCCCATAGATCTAAAAACACTAATTGGTCTGCTTCTGACATAGTTGTTATATCAGTAGCAATATTTTCACCAGTTTCACCTAAATCAATTACAAATGTTTTGTAGATTGGTGCATATACTATTTTGTTTATTGTTTTCATGATTATAATAAATAAGTTGTTGCCTCTAACATTGTTCCACCTACTAATATATTTGGTGCGTATGCTGTTCCATAAGTTGTATCTGAAAACGTATCTGATATTCTGAAACCTACAGCGCAGTTATCAATTACAGAATAAACTTCAACATCTTGTGCTGTTCCAGTATTTGAAAGTATTTGGATAGGTGCTAAACCATTTGCTACTTTTAAATAAGCTTGTCCTGTAAGTTGAATTTTACTGTTAGTGGCTGTCTTTTGAATTAATCCACTTTTTGAAGTTGCTACATTGCATATTAACTTACCTCCGTTCTGTTGATAAACCCCTCCGTTTCCTAGTTTTATTGTAGGCGTGTCAAGTGAGTTTTCCGATGATGTTCTAAACAATTCAATATAATTATTATTTAAAACAGTTCCAGTAATAATTGCTGATTGATAACCATTGATGTTAAAAACTCCATTATTTGTAATTGTACCAGCTAATGAAGATATAATACCTTTAAAAAAACCGTCTATTCTTAAATTGCAACCACTAGCTATGTTCAAATAGCAGTACCCATTGGTAGTATATCCAAAACTTTTATAAGAATCAACAATAATTAGACTAGCCGTTCCCGTCAATGTTACGCTAGATATTGAAGAAGAATTCCCGTCTGTATGCCAACCCCCTTTTATGGTTGCTTCGGAAGTACTAGATCCCGTATAAGAACCTTGTAAATTTGCAATATCGACACTTCCTAGTGTTTTTGTATTTACAATATTCGCCTTTATTATTCCTGACAACATCACTCCACCCCTAGACCCTATTATATTAATAGTGGTAGCCGTTATGTTGGAAGAAATCAAAAGAGGAGGGGTTAAATCATAAGTACTTCCAATTGTCATTGTTGTGCCTGTTATATTTCCTCCAGAAAACACATAATAACTACTTGAAGATTCATTTAAAGTCAATTGTCCGTTTATTATTGAATCATTACTAGTTATAATAGTGCCGTTAGTATTACTAAAATAAGCATTTATAGACGCAGGGCAAACTTGAGAGCCATTAAATTCGTAAATTCCAGCACCAGCACGAATACCACCAAGTAAACCATATCTATAACCGTTCCATGTACAATTCCCACCTTCTATCCATCCAACACTACCAAATCTTGCGTCAAAATTTGGGCAATCAACTAACATATTCCCAAAAGAATAAGCATTTGATAATCTAATTTGATCCCCTGTTCCAATAGAGTAATAATTTAAAGGTTTAAAAATAAAATCGGTTGCGCAAGTTAAATAGTCTGAATAAATTAACCTACTTGCTGAATTATTCCCAAACCAATTACCACCTAAAATAATTCTCGGTGTTGTTCTTGCAACTGTGACATTAAAAACAATACCCGAAAAAATAACATTACAACTGTTAAAATCAAAAGAAAACCCATCTTTTTCTAAATTTGATGAATAAATATAAGTTCCTGAGCAAATAACCATGTATTGAGTCACTCTAGTAGCTGTTATTGAAGCACTTGTTGTTGTTGCCTTACTTAACGTGATAACTTTTGCATTTACTCCACCTCCATCTTTACTTTTTACAATTGTGTTTACTCCTATGCCTGTTCCTGATATTACATCTCCTACACTTATTGAAGCATAATTCACATCTGAAATAGCCGACACGGTTACACTTGTTGCTGTTGTACATCCAAATGTCCCTGTATTTGTAATGTCAGATAAGGCATACTCAGGAGTTAAGTAAGGATTATTAATATTACCTCTTGCAGTTGAATCAACCCCATTTATTGAATCTACATAAATTTTATTAGCTTGTGGTATAGAACCACCTCCTGCTGCACCAAATATTTCTAATACTGTTCCAGTTGAATCTTTATAATGAACTAACTTATCTGTTAAATCATAAAAGTAAGTTGAATTAGATACACTTGCCCAATCAGCACTTGAAGCTGTTGTTACCGTGTATTTTAAACCTACTACTGGGGAACCTGTTACTGTTATTACTGCCATGTTATAAATTTATAAAATCGTTAAATAGTATTTTTTGTTCATCTGTCAAATCTTCATATAAAAATTCTGTAAATGTATCCAATGTTAGAAAAAACACCAGTCTAGTTATTGGATTAATAATGTTTATTGAGATGAATAACCATTCATTCTCCATAGTTTTCATCATTGCAATACAGTTATCTACAACTACTTTTTGTGAATTTGTCAGCTCCGATAATAACAAAGATGATACTGAATCATCACTAAATCTTTTAATGATTTGCCCGTTGATAATGTCTATTTTAATTAGTTCCATAATATTTATAATAATAAGTTTCCTTGTGCATCAGCAGTATTAACTAACAACTGAGTAACATTAGCATTAACCGCAGTAGTTGAACCTTCAAATGTATTTAATCCCCAAGTCATTGTTACAGCAGATGTAGCGTGTAAACAGTTAGCTGATGCATTTGTAACAGCTAATGAACAATTTGATAACCAAACGTTACCACTACTAATTTTTTGAAATGCATGTCCACCAGCATTATTCCATTTACAAGTTATTGATACTGATTTTATAGTGTTTTTATAACCAGCTCCAGCACTCCTAACCATAGCTACAGCACCATCACTTGTCGCTGTACCTCCATTGAACGATACATCATTAACATCGTTACCATCTTGTAAGTATACACCATTTCCTGTTGCTGAATATCCGTTACAATTTTTAAATGTACCACCATAAGCATTTAACCCAATATAAGAAGAAGAAATACCAACACAATTAATCCATAAACCTCCATTGCTAGAATGAAGCCCTTTTTCTGTAGTACTTCTACCAACACTATTATATATCTTAGCTGAACTAGCATTACTACCAAGACCTAATCCAGCAATTGATTCCCCAGTTATATTTGTATAAGTTCCGCCCCCAGAAATTAGGACTCCATAGGTGAAAGAGGATATAGAATAACCATAAATATTTGTTGCTGACACACACGTAGCTGTTACATAAAAACCAGTCCCACCTCCAGAACTGACTATTGATTTAACATTTCTAAAGATACCAATACTAACCGCACATCCAGTAACCCCTGCTGAGACATCAGTTACCAATCCGTTATATCCTTCCATAACTTTACAGTTGAATATAGCTGTAGTATGTGCTGTATTTACAGTGTCTTTTGTCAATCCCCCATAAAAGTATATTTCACTACTTGCCCCAGTTATATTCCAAACACTACTTGAGCCACTTGCTGACGATCTGATTGGGTAAAAATTAATTATATTACAAATAACTGTAGATGCATTATCTATAAAGCAATGCCCAGCAATATTAGAATATGTGTATGTATATCCGTTACCATTAATATTTACTCCATTTTTAAGAGTGATAGTTACGTTACCAGTTTCAATAACGTTTGCAAATTGTACAATAGTGTCACCAGTTACCGCTACTGCCATTGCTAGTGTAAGTGTTGCGTAAAAAGTATAAACACCACTTGTGTTTGCTATACCAAATATTCCTGCAGATGATGTAATTGCCTCAAAAAATGGTATAGACGTAATTCCTACGTTTGTATTTGCTAATCCAAGTAAGTTAGTAGAGTATCTTGCCCCGTATTTAGTACTGGAAGGATTATTTACTTTCCACTCTCTTTCTAAAACTGTAAAGTTTCCCCCCCAAGCGTCAACACGGAAAATTCTCCATTTTGTACTTGCACTTCCTATATTAGATACTGCATACGTCCCATTATGTGCTTGGTTTACTTGGTCTTTCACAAGAAATCTACGTCCAGCAGTTAATGTTACACCATTTATAGAAGGAAAAGTTCCATTGACAGTTGCTTCCAAAAATGCACCTGATCCAGGTAATGTTGGATTGGTTCCAGATGTATAAGTACAAGTAGGTAGCGGAGCAGAAGTAACAGTATCTATATGTAATACTGGCGTATTTTGAATCCCTACTACTGTGGTTGTAAATACTATGTTACTTGTGCCAACAACTGGATCAACTGTCTTTTGTAGAAATGCCAAGTTAGCTAAAGTTGAACCCCCGAATATATTTATTTGTAAAGGATATAGTTCAGTTTGGGTATCGGCATCAGTTGTTCTTGTAATAATAAATGGCTGTGAAGGACTTCCCAGTTGCGTTACTACATATATACCGTTTTGAGTTTGGTTTGATTGACTTCTAACTAATATTATTTGATTTAATGCTGTTACAACATTATCAATTCTATCTGTAAAAGATATAGTTGATAATTGACCATTAACATTACCAGTTAAAGTGGCTCCAACACCTAAAGTACCATTATTATACGTGCAAGCCTTTAACGCTTCTGTTGTTCCTAAATCTGCAAATAAAACAACTTGATTTGTTGGAGTACTGTTTGGAGGTTCATTTTTCCAAAGCCCTGATACTCCATCATAAGTAAGAATTTCACCATCTCCTAGTGGAGTCGTAATAATATCTACATCATTAAGTTGACTAAGATTATCAGGTTTGTTATTAAATGTATTCCAATCTGTAGAAGAAAGGTACCCATCTGTTAGTGTATCTGCTTGAGGAATACTAATAGCAGGTGTTGTACCTCCTGAAGATACTACTGGAGCTGTTCCTGTTACATTTGTAACTGCTCCTGTTGGTATAATTTGATTTAATGTTGTTAATCCTACTGAGTAATGTTGACTACCTTCTGTTCTAAAGTTTACAGTTTGAGATACACCAGTAGTATTTTGCATTGATATTTTTACTACTATTCTATCTGTAGTTAATAATGTAGTTGCTGGAAATACACCGTCAGATACATACATTGTAGTAGTAGTAGACATTCCTGTAACTATCTCAGGATCAGGAGTAAAAATCAATGTTTCTATTCCACCTAAATCTCTTTTATATACTGTAGGTCTAATTATCCAATTTTGACCTGCTGCTACTGCATTGAAGTGTAAAAAGAATTGCCATAATCCTCCTGGTATTTGTATAGTACCTGGTATACCACTAGGTGTTTGATACTCAGCAATTACAGAAGTTACTCCTCCTGCAACTGTTAATGGTACAACTTGTTCTATTGCACTAGTAACAATTGATGAAAATTCTTTATAAGGAGACTGATCTACAGTTTGGTTTAAGTAATATGTAGTATTACCTGATCCACCAGGAATAGTAACGGTAACATCACCACCTATTGTAGATGCATTAACACCTGAACCTACAAAGTCAATACTGTTTACATCTGCCGTTATTATTGCAGATTCTTCTAAAACTGCAATTCTTTTTTTTATGTTTATTTCTGTACTCATTAGTATACTTTTTGTAAAACAAAGTTAAATGATTGAATAGTATTACTTGCACTACCTGTATTCCATTGAGCAGTTACAACTAAGGTATTATTTACTGTTGTATCAAAAGTCGTAGCATTAATTTGACTTAACACATATCCTTCAAAATTAACTCCTGCATTTTTAATATAAGAAAATAAACCACCTGATGAAATTGATGCAACACCTGCTCCTCCTATATTTCTAACTGTAAAAAACAAATTTAATAACCACGATTTTGAAGTAGTTGCATCCATATTTATTATACCTGTATCTGCTAAAATGACACCTGCTAATGTTTCAACGTGAATGTGTAATGTTGCCGTTCCTAAACAAGATAAAAAACCATCTAATTCACAAGTAAAGGAATCTCCTATTTGAAATGAATTTGCAGGAACGGTTAATGTGCCTACACCTGTACCGATAATACTATTTTTAGCAATTCCTGTTGCAGGTATGCTTGAAGTTGTTTGAGCATATAACCCATAACTTGTAGATGGAACATTTCCAGGGATATCTACTTGTGCTGCACCTCCTACACTACTTACAGTAACACCAGTTCCGGTGAAATTTATAATGTCATTAGAAAGCACAGTTGTACCTTCATCTTGTACAATTGTTTTTGTAGAGATTTGAGTACTCATATGTATTATGAATTATATGTAATAAGTAATTCAGTACCTGTTCCGTCATATGTAAATGTAGAAGCAGCATAATAATTATTAATACCATCAGGTCCAAAACTTACTGATTCACCCGGTTTAATTGTAGCACCTAAAAAAGTTCCATCACCTATTCCTACATTTGCTATAGAAAGACTATATGTTATTGGAGCAACTGTACCTGATGTAGAAGTTCTAATATAATTAGGAGTTCTAGTAACAGCTGATGTATTATTTACTATTTGAGCTAAGTAAGTATTAGGATTAATATAAGTAATTGGTGCAACTGGTGTACCTGGAGTATTTGTTCCTGCTAAATAATAAACGGGTGGATCAAATGTTCCCGTACCTGCATTATAAATTCTTATCTCTAACCAAGTAACATCATTAGCATCAATAACTAAAGCTGCTTCATATTCAGTTCCTGCTTGAATAGCAGTTAATATTTGGTTAAGTAATGAATCAACATTAACAGTATTATTATTAATATCAACTAAATTGTCACAGGCGCATTCTTGGCCATATAACATTTTTAATTGCCATGGCATATTGGTACCCTTGCCACCATATGTTTTTAAATTTCCTACAGACATAATAATTTGATTTTATATATAATAATATACGTAAAAGATTCTAGATATACAAATATAAAAAAGAAAAGCCACATTACTGTGACTCTTGCTTTTAATTTTCTTGAACTAGTTGAGGTTCTGCAAATAAAACTCCTAATGCTTGTGTTATCATAGCTGCATCTTGTAAACTAAATGCTCCTTTAAGGAATGCTTGATTTAAAGCTTGTTCAATTACTTGTTTAGCTTCTTCTGATTTCATATTTTTTGTAATTCAGTTACTTGTTTTTTAGTAAGTCCTCCAACAAACCATTCTTTAGCCATCATAATACGGATGTGTCCCTCATTACGTGTTATTGTTGCAGCTTCTTCTTCAGTTAAAGTTTCTTTAGCTTTTAATTCTGCTAATAATGCAACACTATCATATGCTGCTGATACTGATTGTGCAATTTGTTCTGCTGTTAATTCTAATTCCATGATTTTATTTTTTATAAAGTTAATATATTTATTTTTATTACGCTAATAATATTTTTCTTGCTACTCCATTAATAACTACATTCCATACTTGAGAAGATGCGTTTACTTCTACTGTTACTGCTCCTGCATTTACTGCTGGAGTACCAACTACAAATTGATTATTTGCAGTTGCTGCAGCAGAACTTCCTAATATAACTGAACCACTAAAATTTCCACTTTGCGTATTATATCCTAAAGCTGAATTGCTATCTCCTGTTGTATTATTTCTTAATGATTGAAAACCTATAGAAGTATTATTACCACCTGTTGTATTGCTGTATAATGCATCATTACCAGTAGCTGTATTTTGAAAACCTGTAGTATTTGTATTTAAAGCATATGTACCAGTTGCAACATTATTAATACCTGTTGTATTATATAATAAACTTCCTACTCCTATAGCAGTATTTTGATAACCCGTTGTATTTTCTTGTAAAGCACCAACACCTATTGCAGTGTTTTCACTAGCTGTTGTATTATGATATAATGCATAAGTTCCAAAAGCTACATTATTATTACCAGTAGTATTTAATCTCAATGATCCTACTCCAACTGCAGTTACTTGAATTCCAACCGTATTACTTTGTAAAGCATTAGAACCTACAGCTGTATTATTATCTGTTGTATTAGCATATAATGCATTATATCCCAATGCTGTATTTCCATTACCTATAGTATTAGTATATAATGCAAAAGAACCCGTTGCAATATTATTACTTCCAGTTGTATTAGCAAATAATGAATTATAACCTACAGTTACATTATCAATACCTATAGTGTTATTATACAATGCTTGTGAACCAATTCCAACATTTTGTTGACCTGTAGTATTAAAATATAATGTTTTATAACCAACTGCAGTATTATTAATTCCAGTTAAATTAAGTAGCATTGAATCTCTACCTACTGAAGTATTTGCATTACCAGTTGTATTTCCTTGCAATGATCTGTATCCAACCGCTGTATTATCATTACCTGTTGTATTTAGTGCTAATGCTTGAGAACCTAAAGCTGAATTTTGTGTACCTATACTATTTAATCTTAATGCACTTACACCAATACCAGTATTATGATTACCTGTAGTATTACTTAGTAATGCTTGAAAACCAAGTGCAGAATTATAAAGACCTGAT